ACGCAACTTTGAACCATCACCCAAAGGCAAAGCAATAATTTTAGACTCTCCGATCTCTAGAGTCCACTGGTCGTTTTTCTTTGATTTCTTGGTTATGCATTGCGCTAAAAATGCAGCTTCTGGTTTTCTTGCTATATCCTCAATCTTTTCAAATATCATCTTCGACTGCCTGAACGTGGCGGCCATAATACCTATCTGCACTCCCTGATTAAATATCGCATCCAGGAAAGCATATATAGCAGTACTAAAAGACTTGGACATTCCTCGACTCCATATGCCAAGAAAGTAATCCGTCTCCAGCATCGATTTGATAGCTAAATGTTGAAAAGGAAAAAGATCCACTCCAGCTATCAAGTTGGTTGTAAAAGTTACATTGTCCCTAAGGAAATTATGAAGCAAAATCTTTGCGTCTGGCTCGTCCAGATACCCCTTGATCTTCAACATTTCATCGTTGACATTAACCTCTTTATCGTTGTTTGCTAGTCTGCCTTCTTCCCAAGTCATTGTTTATCTATAAAGTATTGTAAGTCCGTTTCCCATAATTTTTTACCATATACCAAAAGCTTGGGTATCATTTCTTCTGATTGCTTCCTTCCTCCAGTAAAAATAAATTGACATTTTTTAGCGAATTTATGCATGAGCAATCTCATATTGTGCCAGATGTACGGAAGGTTTGATTGCCTAGGTCCGTACATATTGTTTTTTATAATCGCTTCTATCGAACTTTCGACTACTATAAAAATATATGCATCAAATTCTTGCGCCCTTTCAAGCTCTCTAGTGAATCTTTTAAACCCTGTAGTCATTGTACCTTTGAAATCTGATTCGCTTTTCCTGTCAACATAAGTATAGTCGTAATGCGGCGCGCCAACAGCGTAATCGCCAAAATCCAACTTCATAGACATAGAGTTATTAAACTTTAATGGTTGCTGCTCGCGAGTGTCTATCAGCATGTTAATATCATCTAATTCTATATTTCTTTCAAAAAAACCTTTCATTATATTTTTATCCAATAATGGTTTAATTTTTATATCATTGCATGCTTGCGAATAAGAACCAAAAAAATACTTATACATATCCATTGATGGCAAGTCATGAAGAAGAAGCTCCAGGTGACACGGAGCATATGCCAATTCCTTGACCGTAACACGCTGCTGAAGGCGTTTCAATATATATTCCTTAACTTCCTCCTTATCGGCATCTAAAGCCCATTTACGAAGGTTTCCCTGCGACACAAAATCAATATTAAAATAATCATCTTTATTTTTAAATTCTAATAATTCATTAGTTAATTTATCCCGACGCTGATAAATATTAACATAATATTCAGCAAGAGGAATTTTATGCGTCTTGGGAATGTGCAAGTGCAAGCCTCTTTCATTCTTGAAAGATTTATTACATACTTTACATTCACAAGTCATCTATAAACAAAAATAAGCCACTACAAAATGCAGTGACCTATTTCCATGCGCAATTAAGCAAAAAAAATATTAAGCAACAACTTCAGTCTCTGCGACTTCAGCTTCACCTGATTCGTTTTCTGCGGCTTCTGCGTCAGCTTTTTCGATGTGTTCAACTAACTTCTCTTTGTCTTCGTCGGACATCTTGTCCAACTCAGTGTTAGCTAATTGAATCGAGTAGCTTTTTGCCGCCTCAATTAGGCCGTTAAGGTTTAACTGATTGAGAATGGAGGTTCCAAGGGTTTCAATCATTTTGTCTCTTATAATTTTATCACTCATAATTATTTAAATTTTATTTTATATTTATTGTTTAGTTCAGTTATAAATTGTTTATTGTTTAACTGTAGTTTTCTTTGTATCTGCTACTGTTTGTATTATATATTGACAAGTAGTATATTTCTATATTAAAGTTTATATTCTACATTTCCCTCGTCGAGAGACTTATTCTCCGGTTCGACAATCTTGCTGACTGTAGTTTCATAAGTTTCTTTTCCTCCAATATCTTCCTCTGCGAGGTTATTTGGACTGATGATTGCAGACAAGGCGCTCACTATAACCTGGTCAAATTCATTCACAGGCTTGAAGTCAGCCTCTTTTTCAAAGATCTCTTGGATCTTGGAGTATTCATAGTCGCCAATTAATAATTCAATTTTTTTCATGTTGCATCGTGTTTAGAGATTCCTAGTATTCTTGCCTTCCAGCTATCCATATTATCAAGTCGAGTTACCTCTTCGTCAACTAATTTTTTTTGCATCTCTGCTAATTCCACCATTCGACGTCGTTCGTCCTCAACCTGAAAGTTCTTTACCAGCGAGATTATAGTAGCGTTTTCCTTGCTTCTATTCTTCAATCTCTCTGACCGGTCACCATTTAATTTTTTAATTAATGATTCCATTCTTTTTTCACATTTATCGTATTCATCTGTTTTAGATTTTAATACTTCCGCTAATCTTACTGTCATGTCTTGTTGGTCTTCAACTTCATTAAACATTGTATTTAGCTTTTCAATGTGAGATGATATATTTTTTAAATTAATATAATCAACACAAACATTAATATATAAATTTATTTCATCACTTGTTAAATCTGGTTTGTCCCATGTTGCTCTTATAAACTCTGCCTCGAACAACTCTCTATCTTTCATGTTGCTGTAGTTACTTATAACTTGTATGAATCTTGGCGCCGAAAGACTTTTTATTAAGGATTCAATGCAGTTTGTATCATCATGAGTGAGTTTATCTTCCCTTAGGTCCGCAAAGCAAAATTCGTTAACTTTATTAAGTCCAGTAGACAAAAGCTTGGGTGGGGCATAAACCCTATTAACTGCACTCTCACTATCATGGACGTAAGCTGGTTCATACTCTCTAAGGAAGTCTAATACAGCTACATGTTGCTTCGAGAATCTCTTGACGGACATTTCAGGCCAAATCATCTCTGCTATCTGAAAAGCGCTAAGACCGTTCTTGGCTTGCTGCTTGGCAAACTCAATCTGATGGTCAGTTAATTCAATATCCTCGACCTTGTCCCATGCGCTAGTCTTGTAATCCATGCTCTGCTCTGCAAGAAACTTCTTTACAGCTCGACCTTCTTTGCTTCGACCATCAAGGTCTTCGTTTTGAAATACAGCTTTTGTTAAATCTAGTAAATTAGGAGTTTTTTTAAAATTATCCCTAATATATTGTTTTTGTTCTTTAGATAATGTTATTTTCATCTCCTAGAAATGCTATACCTTTCTTTTTTAGTATTTTAACGGCTTTGTCTTTTAAGGTTTTCTTCAAATTTTTAATTTGTTTGTATCCCGCTTTTCTTCCAGACTCTGAGCTCTTGAAGCCCATTTGGTCTGCAACTTCTTGATCTGTCAAGTTCTGTATGTAGAGCAAGTGGAAGGCCTTGAACTGCCTTTCATTTAGACAATCTTTAAGTTCTTTGATTAATTTCTCGGAAGCTGAATTTATATCCATGTCAAGATGATTATCTACGTTTCCATCAATCTCATGAATGTGACTATCTAGAGATAAAGTGATTTTTACATTGTATGCGTGCTTTTTTGTTTTGTCCCATTTTTTGTATAGCGGGCATGTTCTGTCTTGTTGTCCGGATTTAGTGAAGCTGCATAGTTGCATATCTGCATCATTGTTGAAGGGACAGTTTAAGCATGGGCGGGCGTAATTACTGTAATGGTTGCGAAGAATGTTCTTCATCTGGTTTGCAATAATTTTATTGAGCCATGGCTTTATTGGGCGTGACTGATCCCATTGATCCCATTTTTTTGCAATATGTGCCCGTATAATTTGCGATACGTCGTCAAAGTCTATCCATGCTACTGAGCTTAAAAACCAATTCCTCTTTCTTTTGATCAGTTCTTTATCTATTACATCATTAAGGTCTTCGTACTTTGCCTTAACTACGGGCTCCTTGAGTTCAGCGTCTTTTGTAGGCTTAGTTGCTGGTGTCTTCTTTTTGGGCGGCATCAATAATATCTTTAAAGTTATGAATTGTATTGCCCGATTTAGTTATCTCGTAGCTCAGTGATGATATATTTGGAACATGATCTATGTCCGTTTCGTCCTCTGATAGGGAACCTCTAGATTGCTTCCTGGCTTCCATTTGCTCCTTGAAGCTTCCGGCGCTCTTGCGAGCAACAGGCTTCTTGTCCGCTTGTGGCTTGACGCCGCTTGATGCAGTTTTCTCCATAGGAGTTCCGCAGGAAGAACAAAACTTTGGCTTAGCGCCAGAGTACTCGTTTTTTGCTCCGCATTCTGTACAAAATATTGTTTGCATAATACTTGTATTATAAACAAGCAAATGCATTATATCTAATAATTTATATTAAATACCCGGCAATTATCCTTGCCTGCCTGCGCATAAACTCGTTGGTTGTTTTATCAAAACATTTATCTCCACTAGAAGCGCAAGAGTCCATGGCGCATTCGTCTACGTAGCCTTTTACATAGTCTACCCCCAATATGCCAATAACGGTATCGTTTAAAGTCTTTATTGGAACATTATAAATACTTCTGACTCCTTTGTCTTGAGCCATCATCGCAAAAGCGTGATCCGGAGCAGATTTAATATCCGAGTAAGCGAACGATCCTTCGCCAGTTAATTTGTTAATATAATCGTGAAAATTTGAAACAATATGGTTTCTTGAATGTTCATGCTCCCTGCTTATTCCAGGAAGAACCATTTCATGGGTGCAGCTAAACTTCTGCTGGCTTCTCCCGGAAACATAATAACTGCCATTATGAAACTGCATAATATAAGCGCGGTCAGCACCCATTTGGTTCATCAAGTAATCTAGAGCAGTATAAATGTTTTCGTTGTTCTGAGTTTCGCTCAATATTGGGTCTTTTCTTTTTGCTATATCTTTTGCTTTTTTTCTTGAAATTAGTACGCTAGCTATTGTTGCTGACGCGCCGATTACCGCAGATACTATAATATAAATCCCATCCATACTCTTGGTTACACTACTTTTTGTATGTTTTTAATTTAGTGATTATATATTTCAATATTTCACTTCTAAATATGTCATTCTCATTAAACTTAAAGCAATGTATACCTTTTTCTTTACTTACTGGGTCGTTGAATAAGTTGAACATATCTGAGAATCCACTTCTGCTGCCGATGTCGCTTTGCATCATATCGCCGCACACAAAGAGCTTTGTGTTTTCTCCTATTCTAGTTGTCATTGTAACGAGCTCCCTGAACGAGAAATTTTGAGACTCATCTGCTACTACAACTTTATTAAACCAACTTGCTCCCCTAAGGAAGTTGATTGGCATGGCTTGTATTCTTCCGTATTTTAAAAGTTCACTCTTTATGCCAGAACCTTTTGGAAGCATCTCTTCGAGCTTGTCCTCTAGTGGAGCCATGTAGGGGTTAATCTTCTCTTCTAGTGAGCCTGGTAGTGCTCCAAGCCCTTTATCTGCACTTTCGATTGCTGTACGAACATATAGTAAGTCCAGTTCTTCGTTTTTTTGCAAATGTCTTAGCGCTGAAAATACAGCCATGTATGTTTTGGTTGCTCCAGCTGGGCCAGAAACAAATATCATCTTGGTATTCTCGTCCATAGATAAATCAAGGAAAACTTTTTGCTTGTCGCTTAGGTTTTTGCCTTTTATTACTATTTTGGTCTTGAATGGGTTTATGTCAAACTCTGGGTCAATATCTTTTGGCGCTTTTTTTCTTGGCATTTATTTAAGGGTTATTGATTAATACTAAATATTACACAGACTTTAGTGTATAATATATTATATATGTCAAATATTTCTAAATACGATATTCTGGAGCTTCTTGCGAAGAAAATGCCTTTTTATGCAGCCACTCAGTGGCTTAAAGCTG